TTGGTACTCGAAAATGCTGTTGATACGTCGTCTGAAGATGCCGAAAAGAGGACTAGTAAAGAAAACGAATGGGAGCAACGGAAAGATGCATTTTTTCCGTTTAGCGATACAGATCCAGGTCAGTACGATGAAGCGGTAAAAGCCGTTGAGGCGGATTTTGATAAGAAGCTTTTATCTAGCGAACCGATTCCGTTAGATTTTGAAAACTGGAATGGTGACATCTCTCGTCGTCATTTGAAGTTAAATCATTCAGGTTTAACCTTTCACTGCTTTGGTACCGCTTCAGAAAAAAAACGGTTATTCATATTTCTGGCTGGTGGCGGAGGTGAGATAAAAACGGGAGAAACCCCTAACTATAATCGCGTGAGTTGGCATCCGTGGTGTGAAGGTGTCTGCGTGAATTTGGGGGATCCCACTTTTATAGCTTATCCAAATAAACTAAAGACGGGATGGTATATCGGGGCAAAAGAACAAGACGCACTACCCTTGATGATAGAAATAGTTCGGAAGTTACAGTCCTATTATCAAATCCCTGACGAAGAGGTCTACACAATCGGGAGTTCTGCTGGTGGAACGTCAGCCCTGAAGCTTGCCGCCTCTCTACCTGGGGCGACAGCTATCGCTGAAAATCCCCCGCCTTACGCCCACCGACGGGCGACATCTCGATATTTTAGCAACACTAACATTGACCTGAGCAGCCCCGAGTTTCTCGAACGAACCAGCTTAAAACACATAGTTAATCATCCTAACTCTCGTTTTTTTATATTTCAGAACTGGACAGACACTGACGTAGTCGAATCATTACTCCTATTTCTCAAAGAGGCAGGGCTGCCTCCCCCAAAACTAGGATTAAATACGTTCGGTTCTTTCAATTTGTATTGTGCACACATTCCCAACAGATCTCCTCACCACTCCTTTTTATCAGTGGATGAGTTTCGTATAGTCTTAAGAGGAATGGATAGGTCACTATCACAAAGCACTAGAGCATCGCTACTACACTCCGCAAGCAGTGCACTGAGAGCACGCATAATAAACAGTGACAACATTACTCATTTAAAGGTATGGGCAAACTTTCTCACTGCCTTGAGAAATAGCAATTTAATTGTTATACCAGCACCGTCTGGAGATCAAGCGATTAAATTTCCTTTAAAAATTAAGCCGGGCCTTTACTACACTGCCAAACTGTCTCATGGCGCAAACGCATTAAGATTCAGTATTAATGTAAGGTCTCAGGACTTAAAAGGGAAAGCGCGAATCCTCGAGGAAATTGGTCTGATCAACGGCATAAAAATTACTGAAAAAGATGGCACATGCAATATAGCTCTTGGAGGTGTTTCTTTAGCTCATGCACCATCAAAATTTCACGCCTTCGTACAAGCAACCTCGTCTATTTTCACAAATGATCTCGCGAGAAATCCTGAGATATAACTCCGGAACTAAATGTTTAGCCGGGAATATAAATTTAGTAGGCTAAGGGAATTGAACCCCGACAATTCCTTAATTATCAAGCGGATGCGAGGGTGGCATGCCGTAATCGTGTCGGCAGAGAGGTACAACTTTCCTCGTGTATAAACTACTAAGCTCAGTTAATCTCTGATAGATAACATAAGGAGATTCGCATGGCTATCTATGAAGATGTACAAAACTACACGAGCGAGCACTATGGCTGGGTGGCACAACGCTGCTGGATTGCTCATGTCAAACGTGATCTGGGAATCCCTATGAGGACCAAGCGCTCCCCTGATGCGTCTCGAGCGAAGCCATGCCCAGAGAAGAAATGGCAAAAGGTAGAGGATGCGATGCGCGCAGTCGGCCTTATCTAATATTTTTGAGTGATGGCCGAATCGCTATCACATACCCCTGCAACCCGTTCACTTGGTCAGCTGATCCAGCCGAGGCTGGCTGTATAGGGTCTAGTGATCGGGGGAATTGAACCCCCGACAATACTTTAAATATCAATTATTTAGCAACACACCGTGTCTCAATCGTGCCATTGATCTCTCGACTGGATGACGTAATTTTTGCAATCCTGGGTATCATTCTCGGATGCCCACATATCCCATCCCTGAATACCTCCAAGACTCCCATGACGGCGACGAGTGGGCCATTGCCGCTGTGCCTGGCGAGCGCGTTGTGGCGCTGCGGTATATCTCGGACTTTGCGCCGGAGGTGGATCTCACCGAGCAAGCAATCAGGATATGGTTAGACAGCAGCCCGATTGACTTGCACGAGCTGCAGGCGCTCGGGGATGTAAGCGTCGGGGTCGTTTCAGGGGACGGGTTCGAGGCGCGCTGGCAGCTGGCTGAGTGGTGGCCTAGTGATCAGTTGCCGGAAGGGGCCTGAGTGGAGTCAAACGAATATGCCTACGCAAAGGCGGCTAACCTAGAGTAAGTCCCAGGTTTCCCTGCCCTGAATGTACTGTCAAGATACCGTGTAATTATCGATCCTGCGAGCCATTATGCAAAGTTATGACGGCATAAAAATGCTATTGAACGACGTCTCCCGAGTCTGCGACAAATTGCATGGCGAATATGAAAACGCAAAAAAAGACTCGAGTGTCAAACAAATAATGTTTCCAGCGGTCAAATCGTCGCTGGAACATCTACGCAGTTGTCTAGAGTACTGCGCTCAAGAGATAGGAGACCGGTATTGTGGGCCCATGCGGAAAGGTAAGCGATATTTCCCTTACGGAAAGAACCAGTCGATTTTCGAAGCGCGCATTTCCGAGAATTTGGCTCTTTTAAAGAAAACAAAGCCATCAATCTATCGCCTGATACTCGGCTTGCAACCTTTTTCCGCCGGGGACAAGTGGCTGTCCGAGTTATGCGACCTAACAAATACCGCAAAGCATATACGACCACTGACTTTCGATCGCGAGAACTCAAAAGAGAACGTCACACGTGTACTTAACGGTTTGCTAGGCATAACAGAGAAAGCATCTCTCACGTTTGATGGATTGACGATTCGAGGTAAACAAGGTAGCAGAACATTTCATGAGGCGGTCACCATCAATGGCAGCGAGTCGGAGAGCGATATCCGTCAAAAGCTAAGCCCTTTTTCGGTTAACCGTGAATATGAGAACGTCAAATTCAAGTTCACCGGCTCGCCTGAGGATGCGCTCGACCTCATAAAGCGCTCACACTGCCATATCAACATTTTCGTCGAAAATTTGAAGAGTGAGATGATCTGAGAGTTCCAGCTAAGTGCCGGGGAGCGGAAATCGCCCAAGAGGAATCTTCGGGCGTTAGGTTGCACACTAGGAATAGCTAACCTAAGAGTACAACATAGACCTCATAATTACCCTCGACATCAACGACGTCATCGTATGGCTGTTCCTATTGCGAGCAACATGCGCTGGCAAGCGTGGCCCACGCTTAAACAAATAGCACCCTACGACGGGCACAACATCTCTCAAGTCAATGCCTCGGTCTCAATCCACCTCAGCGGCCGAATAGGCATCGCGTCGATCTCAGCATCCGACCGCCACTCAAATTGGCGCCGCGCCCCCTGACAGCAGCTGCCTGCCTTGGTTGCGGCGCACCCGCTCAAGGCATAAGAGTATCGTAAGCCCGCTCACACGTCAGTCCGGCGATGCGGGCACGGTCCGCAACAACTGCAAGCTCTGCAGCTCGATAGCTAACCCGGCTGAGCATGTGGGCAAGCAGATCGACGGCGCTTGCCCCTGACGGGCCTCCCTCGGCAGCGGCGGGATCGAGATTGGCTGCGGCTCTAGCCAGCGTGTTTGCGTACTTGCGCATCCTGCCAAGCTCATTGCGCACAGTGTCAGCGTCGGCAGCAGCCAGACGCGCTTTCCCAATTGCCTCATCACGAGCTTTCTCCGCAGCAGCAGTTCGCCGCCTTTCTTCTGTTCTGGCTGCTTCAACAGCGGTTAACGCAGCTGTTGCCTGCCCCTCTATATATTGAGCATGCTCTGATCTAAGGTCAGACAGCTTCGCCTCATAGCGCCACGACTGGGTAATACATGTCACACCTCCGGCTAGTACAGCCGCACCCAACCCGGCCAACGCATACCCTTTCCATCCCGCCAACAACTTTACTGTCTGAGCGATCATGGTCCACCCAGCCAATCAGGTGCCTTCGTAGGTACCGGCACTGCAGCGGGCGTGATCTTGTCTACCACTTGCTCAACTTTCTCAGTCGCGGTTTCGACTTGCTTTGCCGCTTTATCAAACTTCCGGCCCATCTTGTCCGCGGTTGTTGCGGCCTGCTGTGCTGTGCGAGCCGCCGAACGTGCCGTCTGTGCCGCCCCGTCAACTTTCGAGGCTATGCTATCAACGCGATCCGTCAATATGCCGATCTGTTCCGTATGCTGCCCCATCGTGTCGCGCATAGGCGGCAAATCTTCTCGAAGCAGAGTACGCATTTCCTGATTTGCTGCTGCAAGCGATCGCAGCCGTGTCTGGTAGTCTTGAATGACGTGATCATTTTTCCCGGCAAGATAGAGCGCTGTAGCCGCAGCCCCACCTGCTGCGATAGCCACGATCAACAGCACCCCGTAGGCAATTAGGCCGAAGCTACGCAGTCTTGAAGGCTTCGCCTCACATTGCGTGGTTTCCATTAACCCTCTCCTTCAGTTGCATTAGCTCACGCTCTAAGCGCGAATTGGTCTCCGTTAGCTGACCAACTTGGTACGTTAGAAGATCAAGCTTCCGCAAAGCATCCGCTAGGTCTTTCGCCGCTTGTGCCGCCCGGTCATCAGATACGTGCGCACGCGCATTGGCTGCGTCAGCACGTGCGTTGGCTTTATCCAACTCATTTGATAACCTCGTCAGCGTGTCTTGCTCGGCCTTGTTCTGAGCCAACCCCAGCCCAAGACGAGACAGAATGAGCATCAGGCCCTTCCACCCTGCTACGCCGCCTGCCGCACTGATGACCGCTAGAACGATCTGATCAGGGCTTTCCATCGGCTCCCCCCTCATGCTCAGTATTTGTTGTTGAGCTAATTATTAGCCCGTTGTGAGAGCGGCTAATGCGGCCTCATATCGTCGTTTTCGATCATCCCACCCATTCGGCAAGCCGTTCTTGTTCTTGCCATTTACCCGAATCGATAGGCGTAAAAAATCGCCTGTGTCGGCGATCTCGTTGCATCCGTTGTTTTTCCACCACCACCCGCTAGCCCGGGCTGCATCGGCCGGCCGCTCTAGCCACTCGGGATTGTTTAAGTAGTCGATACCAAGTCCTGTCGACACAGCCGCGTAGTTGGCCCTCCCTGTTATTTGAATCAAGCCGCGCCCGCGAAAGCGTGAGCCGTCGCCGAGTTGCGTGTTACCAAGATCGGCTCGCCCCTCGTAGCGCGATTGCACGGGTGTTGGACCCCAAAGCTCTCGCGTGTGCGCAAAGCCAGCCGACTCATGGCCTATCGTCGCGATGAACATCGCAGCCCGTACCCGCGAGACAATCTCAAACTCCATCATTGACTGCTCGACGGGTAGGTACCACTTTGAAGCCATCGCTGTTGAGAGCATGGCTGCTTTCGCAAAATCTGATTCGCGCATATTCATAAATGAAAAAACCGCCCGGAGGCGGTAGGTTGAGGCGTAAAAAAACCCGCCGTAGCGAGCAGTTCAGCCATGGCATATCGAGCCAGCAATCACGCAATATATTTCGCATGAAGATATTTGCTTAGAGCTGCCATCTTTGCCGAATGCTCTGGCCGCGAGAGGTCCAGTGTCATGTGATACCCGGCAGACAGTAAAAACTTCGTTAAACCCATGACGCTATTCGGATTGAAAGAAAACAGACGGTTAATGACGGCGCTGGGTACATCAAACCCCGCAGCACTCGACGCAACCAGAACGTCATCACGAAATATCTTTGCGCCGCGAGCGGACGAATATGTTGCTACATACTTAGTAGCAACAGGATTGGCCTGCAATGTGTCTTGAACGACAAACGCCGTTCCGTTAGCAATCGCCAGCCGTTGCCCCGTAGTCCAAAGTAAGCGTGGATGCCCAGTATTCGCATTTTGGCTGACTGCTGCGCCAAGCGTAGCTGCTGCAACGCCTTCTTTTTGCACAACAAAAGCCACAGACCACTCTGCGGCAGAAGCGCCAGTCGGCAACTGGCTCATAGTCAGCCCAACGCCCTCAGGTTGACCGGCAAGCGTGGCGAGCATATCAAATGCAACGGAGCCATTAGGGAATGCACCGCGAATAATCTGGTTTGTCGTATTCCCCGTGGTGTTTAGTTGCCCAGTCGCGCGATTAATGGCTGACAAATTACCGTTAGCAAGGTATTCAGGATGCACGACATTCGCAAAGTTGGGGAATGTCGCGAATGCCTGGGCATCTTCAGATCGAGTCAGAAGAGGAAGGTCCGCGTTACCGGTTACGACTGTGGGGTATTTTTTGAATTCAATCATTAGATGACGCCTTTTAAATCTGGGACGAAGTAACAACTTCAGAGAATGAGGGGCACCAACTGCGCAGGCTTCTCGGAACGCCATCGATCACAACAGTTGTGGGGTCTGTATCGCACAAATCACCCGCTCCACCGTTGAGCAGCAACCCGGCTTCCTTGCTGTCGCGTGCATAACGAACCGTCAGGCCTTCAAGCGGTTGATCCGACGCTAAAGTAAGGACAACATCCGTGCCGACCACCTCGACATTTGTAACCGGCACATCCACGCCAGACGCGAGTACCTTATAGCCCCGCTGCGGAGTGTTCCCGGAAAGCTGCAAATCAAAGCCGCATCGATGCGGAATTCGAATACGCGTAGGGCTCTCTAAAACAGGTAGCCCCGGCATAATGAAGTTCACTGGCACGCGATTTAAGACGATATCAGCTAACGCACGGCCGAAATACGCACCCATCCATTTGCTGCCCACGCTGGACAAGTGTGTCGCATCGCTCGCATAAGCAGCTCGCGGTAAGTGGTAAATCGGAGTAACGAGCCGGAACTTGTCAGGGTAGTTACGCGCTAGATGCAAGAATGCTTTGGCAGGATTGCCCGCATCCGCGTTTGCCCACGATTGATACGTGAGCATCGGCGGCGTCCAAGCTTGCCCCGTTGTCGCTTTCACGTAGTTAACTTGATACTCACGTAACGCAAGAAGTTTGTCGATGTACGTCGACACGGCCATCGATCCATCCGCTTCACCCTGAATCCACACTAGCGCGGGAACGATGTACTCCTTCCCCATTTCAATCGCACGCGCACGCTGCTGAGTGACATGGTCGCGCCAGACAGCTAGCCACGGTGCTCCTTGTTCGAGCTGCGTAATACTGTAGCCACCGTGCCCTGCGGTAGAAGCAAACACCGGCACACTATGCGGATCAATGCCACCATCTTTCACGCAAACACTAAAGTAGTTTGCTAGCCCGGAACACGGTGTTTCCCCCTGTTCCGGAGAGCCATTCCCCGCACCAAAGTTCTGATTCTCTACCAGCAAAATTGCGCTCTGCGTCCCCGTCCAGCCCCCCGTACCACCCGGCCGCGTAGATCGAGGCCCTTGTCCAAACGTATAGTTTGAATATGGTTGCGTCGTAGACAGCACAGGTTGGCCACGCGCACCCGTAGACAGCGACTGACCATCCACAATTACACCCAGCATCTGGATCAGCGGTTTTAACGGAAACATCAACTCAACTACTCCGCTATTCGATTCGTTGTTAGACGGTTTCCCGTCTGCAGAGAAATGGAAAAACACACGATCGTTGCGATCGAGATTTGCAATCGCAACGCCCGCAAGTTCTGTTGAGTTATGGAACTCGTAGAAGTTGGAACTTAGCGATACAGTTAGATCGAGAAATCGCCATTGCCCCAAAGAATTCAGGTTGGCGAATACGCGATTAGAGGCGTCAATTTCGACGGCCCTGATCCCTATTAGCGGTTCTATTTCTGGGTATGCGTTGTGAAATTCGAACCCAGTCAGTGCAGGGGTTCCCTGCACGACTTGCACCTGTTGCTCGAACTCAGTTAGCTGAGAGGCACTGACGGGCTGTAAGTCAGCCCAAGCCCATCCTGAGCCAGTCATTACATAGTCGCCGTTCTTGGCCGGGTCTACGTCATTGCTCACACGCCCAAACGTCCCCCACGGCTGGCTCACGTCATCGACCATGCGCTTGCCTGATGGGCTGTCGAATGAGATATAGGTTTGGAGATTGTTATATCCAGCTGCAAGCTCGGCTGCTTCCTCTGCTTGATCGCGAGCGGCTTCTGAGCGTGCCGCTGCATCAATGGCAGTATTGGATTGTGCTAGCCGCTCAAACTCTGCGTAAGTTGTTCGCTGGTTGCCGAATCGGTCGGGCACCGTCGCGCTGCTTCGATCGTTAAGTAGGCGATCAAAGTTCTCCGAGTTATCAGCGACATCCTTCACCGCCGGACTGCCCAGCGGATTACGGGTGTTATAGGTCATTTCATGCGCCCATAAAAAAGCCCCTCGAAAGGGGCTCGTATTGATTTGATATGAATGAATTACGCAGGCGGGCTTGCGTCGTCATCGTCATACACGGCGGGATGATCGTTTTCTGCTGTGACGTTGACTGCATCTAAGCCTTGCGGGGTGACGCCCGTAATAAGTGCGGGGAAACTCCATTGCGTCGTAGTGCCGAAATACACATGAGGCGGCTCATGCTTGAGTGTTATCACTGGATATGGTTGTGGTATCTCAGCGAACAGTGAGTACTCATCAGGCCCGGGAGTAGCGGTAAACGGGCCGACTAGCATGCCCTCGAGGTTGCGATACGCCACCACATGATTAGCCCCTTCTTGCCAGTTAAGAGGCTCAGTGACGCGCAGTAGGGCTCGCTCTTCGTGGGTAGAGATATGCGTCAAAATCGCTGACTGGCTATATTCCGAATCATCATCAATGAGCGGCACATAGCTCAGATAGCGGCTATTGAGCGCATCCATTTCGGTGCTAAATGAATACTCACGATTGCGGTACCGAAGTACTCGTCTACGTCTCATGCCTATACGCCACGCACGCGTACGATCGAATGCACCTTTCAGTGATATTTTCTCCAGTTTTCTACCTGCATCACCAGGCAGTAAACAAAGTATCGCTGCCTTCGTCCACGTTTCTTCGTCGGTGTACTCCACTTCTACACCGTCCACATCGTCAACGCGCGGTGACTTGAACGTGGTTCGCAATGGGCTGGTCATGTTTTGCGCTGAGTATGATTGCTCGAAAACTGTACGCCGCTCATCTCGTACCGGTCTAATCCGGCCATCCTCGATCGTCAGCTCAGACATGCCTGCTGCCAATACCGTATCCAGCGCCTCTTTAACCGTCGTTTCGCTGAATACATGATTAAAGGTGTCACCCCGCACATTCCAGACATCGTTTAATCGCCTCAACTCAGCCATATCGATTTGATTATCGGTATAACCAATGGTCGTCAGGATGTAGCGAAAGAATGCGGCAATATGCCTTGTCGGCACAGGGTTAGACCACTGCCCGTTTGCCCTCAACTCAGGCAAAACACGTGTCGCGATCAAATTGATCTTGTTCTCGGCATTGGCGCCTAGCTTTCCGCCGCTGCTTAATCTGATCGCTATGGTCGTCCAGTTTGGATAGTTTGATCGGGTTGGCAGCATGCTTCGAAGGCCGTACCACACAACCTTATCTTGCACCTGCGTAGAGGTAGATTCAGCCATCACGCGACGCATTCTAACCATCCACCGACCCCGAGAGGTCGTGATGCGCTCGGTAAAGCCTATTTGATCAAGCGTTGATTCCTCATAGAACCATGAGGCCGTGACGCGAGGCCCGCCATCAAGATTGCGATACTGGAACTCAATTCCCACGCTGTGTGCAGATAGACCGCCAGAGTCGCTAATATACGCAAGGCCGTTAGGGAAAAAGACGTCGAACTCAAATACTTCGGTGTTCTCACTCGCTGGTGCCGTTGCAAACTCGCTGCTCCACTCGCCATAGATCACTCCGCCACTAAAGCGGACTTGAGCACCTTCGACAACTCCCTCCTCAAAGCCCCCCGGGGCCACCCCCAAAGACTCATCAGCGAAGGTCGTAATACCCCGATTTACATTGGACCCAAAACGATATGTCTGACCTAATCCTGCTGGCAACAGTACAGGGGAACCGGGTTCATCAAAGCCAGACCCGTTGACTGTTTCAAACTCTAGCGTCTTAATTCCCTCTGATTGCGCCACAACAGTACGAACACGATAGCGTGTTGACGTATCAAAGCCACCTACAGCAACGATTTCGCCCACACCAGAGGCGACATGCCCAAAGTAACCAGTCACTCGGCTTACCGAATACCCGCCTGACTCGCCAGCATCACCGCCACCAGAAGGTGGCACCACATGTGTTACCACGTCATAAAGTCTCGGGTAGGAAACCTGAACTTGCGTACCCACGCCCCATGCAACAGGAAATGACCCGTTTCGCTCAATAGATCCATTGTTGAAATAGTATTGCGATGGATCCGTGTTCCCCCGGTTTCCGGGCTCCGTGGAGAGTTCAAGCCCTGCCGTGCCTGACGATGTTCCCCCCACCTCTTCAACCGAATACCAGTTGTCATGCGCCCAGTTGCCCGACACATCCGCGCCTGGGGGAAAGGTTTCATATTGAGCGGCATCGCCTAGAACAGAAAAAGGCGTATCGCCAATCTTGATCGTAGCCGGGTCAATGTAATAGCTTCCCACCCCGACACAGGATAAGAACGTGACGTGCTGCTCTCGCTTATTAACAAAAAAACGTCGTGGTTGCGTCAAATAATCGGGAAACCGCCGAAACGTACCTGCATGCTCTGATACCGCCTCCCCAAGACGGGCTTGATTCGCCGTAGCATTACTTGGTTCCAGCCGATCACCTGATGGTGTATTACGTGACCCTTGGTTTTTAGTTTTCGGCATCAAAAAGCCAAATGCCACATTAAAGACTTTGCTAATAATGCTGCCCAAAGCATTGAATGCGCCGCCCTGTGGAATACACAGAATCTGGATACGATCAGACGAGGTAAAGCGATACTCTGGCCACTGCACCGGGGCGATGGCACAGCCATTCACAACAATAACAATCGGCTGGTGCTCCCGTCGCTCGTATGCGATGCCCTTAGAGCTGAGCCAATGCCCAAGCGTCATATTCCCCGCGTCGTACACCTCGACCGGTTCGCCCTGCATCGTTGACGGATAAACCTCAATCGCCATAGTAGATAACCTTTGTATATCGACGTTCAAAGTCAAAGATGGGTGTCAAGCATGGCCCTGTAGGCTCGTCGGTTTCCAGCACCCACACGCGACCGTCAGCCAGTACGACAAGACCAATATGAATGCACACCGAGGCGCGCCAAGCGGTAGCGATCGCCCCTGGACTGACTTCGCATGGCACCATGCATTCCATCGTTGCAGTTGCCTCGCAAGCACGCGTTATCTCGTTGAACTGTCCCGGCTTGATGTCTGCATATAACGGCAATAGTCGCTTACCAAACAACTCTGTGCGAGCCATCCGGACTAAGCCATAGCAGTCTGATCCAGACGTATCTCGTCCTCCCCGTACGTAGGGGATACTCAAGTATTCATTGATCATAAGTACTTCAAGCCTGGGGCATTATCTGCGCTATAGACTTCACGCGGCCAACGAGCGTTAAGCAAGTCGTAATACCCACACTCAAAGACCGCTTCGTCACCCTCGAACTGCCCACCAAGCAAGCTCAAGATACGGGGCTGTTTCGCGGGTGCTGACTTATCACTTGATAAGTGCTCCCGGTAAACCACCGGCACACGTACACCTGACTCAAGCACCTCGTTCACATACCGCCTTGCTCTACCACTGACATTCCAGAGCCCGAATTTCAACGTTTGTTGGCCTGATGTGTTCTTGGCAGGTAACGCCACCTGCAAGTTACCCGCTTGAAACAGAACCATCTGACCATCCACGCCGAGCAAGTGATTCTCAAATCCCGTGCAAATCCGCAATACTTCCTGCGGCGTCTGAATTTCGAGCGTGGGAATTAACACCTCTCCCGCTGGGGCCGAGGCATACACAATAGAAAGTATTGTCATGCTTTAGGCCATTTTTTGTTCATTGCGATATCGAAGATATCTGCATTGGTTAAATAGTCAGGCAATAAAAGCCACTCACTAGGCAGCAATGGACGCTCCCATGCTTCAAGCTGAGCGCGGAATTGCCACTTGCTCACGCCAACAAGATCGGGGCCCTGGTACATATCGACAAACCGACACACCAGCACCACTCGACCTAACGGCGTCTTGCGTTGGATGTTGAACCACTCTGCCCCGTCTTTTAGGGTCTCTTTAAACCAAACCTCAAAAAGCGCGGCTTTCCCGTCATCCATCAGCCATAAGTAGTTACCGATACTCGGCACACTCGTAAACGTTCGTCGCTGACGAGAGCGCCCCGATGCCATTGCCGTTCTACTAAACGGCTTAACGTGCTGCGTTGTATGGCCCTCCCGCAATGGCGCAGGGAGGCCTTCTGGATAATTAATATCCGTCTGCATTAAGTCCCCCTTCTGCTTAAGCCGTATGTGCCCTCGATAGCTTGAGCCGCCTGTCCGCCATTACGAATACTAGCGACGAAGATGTTTAAAACCCTTGCTTCGTCGCCACCCCGAGAAGGCTGCTCAACTTGGCCGCCTCGCGATGCGTTTTCAATCAGGTTGATAGTTAACCCAAGGGCTTGCCCATCACCCAACCTCGTCGCATCCTTATTGCTCACCACTTGACCGCGACTATTGGGCAGCAAGTACTGTCGCCCGCTGGCTGTATTGAGGACTTCAGGTGCACCGTTTTCGTTGATGCGATACATCTTGTCAGCGCCGACTGGGCCACCGTATTGACGTCCGCCACCGTAGCTTGCACCGCTAATCGTACTCACGATGCTGGCTGTCTGTGCCGCTACTGTAGCCATCGCTGGGATGTTTGCCGGAAACGGCAGTGCCGCCGCATTCGCGATGCCTTGCTGAATCTTTACAATCGACTCTGCAATTGCGAAGGCTTTGGAGGCCGCAAACATGGCTTTGTAAATACCTGATTGTTCACCAGCTGAGCTTTTCATTACATCAGCCAATGAGCCAAAAGCATCGCCCGCCGAAGCAAGCATTACCTGGCTCTTTGCTCGATCAATCTGCTCCTGTCTAGCGGCATTCTCTTGAGCAAGTTTTTGTTCCAACTCCCCATAATCGACCTGGAGCTGATACTTTTGCTCTAAGTGTTCCTGTAGGCGTGCAAGCTCGTCCTCGTACTTGATTTGCTCTAACGCAATGTCTGCTTCCAGTTTCAAAGCATCGCCCGAGGTCTTGGCCTGCTCCTTCTCCATCTCTAAAGCAGCCATACGTGTCAAGTGAGCTGCTTGAAACTCCTCGATCATCGTCGCGTAGGCTTGACGCTGCTGCATCTCTAAACTCTTCGCCTCTTGTAGACGCTTAAGCTGGTCTTGATATCTCTTTTGCTCAACTTTCGCCTCTGCATCGTATCGTTCCGCTTGGTCGTCAAAGGCCCCTCCTGAGAGAGGCTGAACATCACCGAAGACATACTGCTCAACCTCTTGAGCATTACCTCCTACCTTTTTGCGAGTGTTTTCGGCCTCTTGTACTTTATTAAGTGCAATAGCCATTGACTCAAGTTGTGCAATTTGCTCAGGGGTAGCAAATTTATTCAGCGATGCCTTCGCCTGAGCAACTGCTAGCGCCTCACCCTGCAGCCCTGCAAAATAGAGTGACTCAGATAGCTTGTTAATTGCCTGAACGTTTTCCTCAACGCTTTTTCTTTGCTCATCGGCTGCTTTCTTCGCAGCCGAGGATCCTTCAGTGCTTGTCTTGCGCGATCGCTCTGAGGCCTTTTGAGCAGCATCTACTGCCTTAGCTTCGTCGAGAATAATCTTAATGCGCTCTTCAGAAACGTTATTAAGAGTCTTGACGTATCGCTCAGCCGCTTTTAATGCGCTGTTACCGTCCTCAATAGAAGCGCGTCGATCCTGAAGCTTTTTAAGAAAGTCATCAGTCTGAGCATCATCAAGAGTGATGTTGCCCTTGTTTAGTGGAGTTCTTAGCTCCCTGTTTACGCGGCCTTTTTGCGCTGCGCCTCGTACCAGCGTTGCTCGTATTGCATAGGGCTGAGATAGCCCAAGCTTGAATGCAAT